CGCCAGGAAGTTCTCGGCGACTATCTGAATGTGCGCGGCGGACTGGTGTATTACGCCTTCAACCGCGAGAAGAATGTACAGGCGGTAGAGGCGGATAAGGCGCGCCCGGTGATCTGGGCAGTGGATTTCAACGTGGATCCGATGTGTTCGGTGGTGGCGCAGGTGGGGCGCGACGGCGAAGTGAACGTGCTGGATGAGATCGTGCTGCGGCGGGCGACGACGGAGCAGGCGTGCGAGGAATTCGACAAACGTTTCGGGGCGCCGGGGTCAGGCGTGGTGGTGTATGGCGATGCCTCTGGCGGATCGATGCAGACGACGGGATATTCGGACTACAAGGTCATCCGCAACCATTTCGCCTCGCGCAAAGCGAAGACGGACTACCGGATACCAAAAGCAAACCCGCCGGTGCGGGAGCGGGTGGGGATGGTGAACGCGAAGCTTTGCAACGCCGAGGGCGACGTTTCGCTGTATGTGGATCCGCGATGCAGGGAACTGATCGACGACTTCGAGCAGGTGTCGTATCGCGAGGAGTCAACGCAGATCGACAAAGAGAAAGACCGAAAGCGGACGCACTTATCGGACGCACTGGGATATCTGATCTGGCAGGAAGGCCGGGGCGGTCCAGTCGGAGAACGCGGGGAGCCACTGTTTTGATGACAAATCAGCATATCGAGCAGGAACATCCGGACTATACGGGTAAGTCGCGCATGTGGCGGCGCTACCGCGATCTGTATGCGGGCGGCGAACAGTTCCGGGAACATGCGATCGAGTATCTCGTGCCGCGGCACAAAGAACCGCGGGACATTTACGCGGAACGGCTGGCACGGGTGTATTACGAAAACTATCTGGGATCGATTGTCGACTGGTACGCGGCGACTCTGGTGCGGCAGGAACCGGTGATCGAGTTCGCGGGCATGAACGATCGGGCAAAGGAGTTCTTCGCGCACTTTGTGGACAACTGCGACCTGCGGGGAACGACGCTGACGCAGTTTTTCAAACAACAGATCACGGAGGCGCTGGTCTGCGGGAAGTCGTACATCGCGGTGGATTTTCCGCGGGCTGACGGGCCGGCGCGGTCGCGGGCGGACGAGGACGCTTCGGGACGAAGCCGAGCCTACCTGGTAAGTTACAACGCGGACGAACTCATCAACTGGAGCCACAGCGATCAGGGTGAACTCGACTGGGTTGTGATCCGGACTTCGTGCCTGAAGCAGGACAGCGTGAAGTCCTTCGGATGGAAAAGAGAGACGCGCTGGATCTATTACGACCGTGAAAAGTTTGAAATCTACGAGCGGCGCGAAGGCAATCAGACAAACACGATTGAGCTGGTGGACAGCGGGCGGCACGGGTTCGCCGGGATCGGGCGGGTGCCGGTGTTCGAGGTGCGGGTGAGCGAGGGATTGTGGCTGACGAATAAGATCGCGCTTCTGCAGCTGGAGCACTTCAATAAGTCGAACGCGCTGGGATGGGCGCTGACGATGGGGTTATTCGCGATGCCGATCATTTACTCGGATCGGGAATTCAATCAGGTCGCAGGGGAGAGTTACTACTTTCAGCTGGGGCCGGAGGACAGGTTCGGCTGGGCGGAACCGGAGGGTAAGGTGTATCAGATCGCGGCGGACAATCTGACGCGGCTGAAGGACGAAATCTACCGGGTTTCGTATCTGCTGCAGCAGGCGGGAGACGCGAGCGGAGCGCAGGAATCCGGGCTGAGCAAGCAGTGGGATTTCAGCGTGACGCAGGAGATTCTGCGGGCCTACGGCGGCGTGATGAAGGGGTCGATACAGAACGTGCTGGGCGCGATCGCGGCGGCGCGTCAGGACGGGCTGTTGGTGAACGTGAGCGGACTGGACGAATTCGACATCACGGATTTCAGCGCGGACGCGGCCGACGCGCAGAGTCTGCTGAATCTGGGGATCGAGTCGCCGACGCTGAAGCGGCAGGTTTTCAAACGGGTGGCACTGAAATACCTGAGCGATGCGCGGCAGGACATCAAGAACCAGATCGTGGCAGAGATCGACAAGGCGGGAGCGGCGCCTCAATGAAGGTGGAGGGAATTATGGACGAACCGACGAATGTGCAGGGGATCGTGCAGCAGGCGGTGGACGAGTACATGCGGCAGGACACGGCGCGGCGCGAGCCGGCGTACAAAACGGAACTGCACGAGGAACGGCGGCGGCGGGAGCAGCTCGAGAAGCGGGTAAACGAACTGGTGGAAGAGAACAAACGCAGCCGGGCCGTGGCGGACGAAGCGCAGCGGAGCGGCAGTATCCGGACGGAACTGCAGAAGCTGGGAGTGGCGAAAGTGGACCTGGCTTACAAAGCGGTGCAGGACGAAATCGTGCGCAGCGAGGACGGACGTCTCGTGGCACGAGGAGAGGGCGGGGAACAGCCGCTCGGTGATTTCCTGGCGGCCTTCGTCCAGGAAAATCCGGAATTTCTGCCGGCGCGGATCGCCGGAGGGTCGGGAATGACGGGAACGCAGAAGGCGCCGAGTCAGGCCGGCGGCGGGGCGATCGATCTGGACAAGATCAGCCCGTCGATGAGCAAGGAGGAGCTGGACCGGGTCAGGCAGGAAATTTTACGGGTAGCTACTCAAACGCTGCGGTGAGGCAGGTTGAGAGGTTTAGGAAAAAGGAGAAAGATGCCAGCAATTACGTCAGCAAATGTAGCAAACGCGATCGTCAAACTGGTGGCGGCAGACGCTCTGCCCGCGCTGGTGGGGAACCTTGTGATGGGGAACCTTGTGAATCGCGATTATGAGCCGGTCCTGGCGCAGGCGGGCGACACGGTGAACGTGCCGATCGCGCCGCAACTTGTGGCCAACAACATCGCCGAGGGTAACGCGGTGCAGTTACAGGCAGTGAACCTCGGCAACGCGCAGATCGTTCTGAATGTTCATGCCGAGGCCAGTTTCCAGATTCCGGACGTAACGAAGGTCCTCGCGGTGCCCGATCTGCTGAAGGTGTACATGCAGCCGGCGGTGGTCGCGATCGCGGAAAGGATCGAGGGCGACCTATTGAATCTGTATGCAGGTTTTTCGGCTAACACGGCGCTGGGCACGGCGGGTACGCCGGTGAGCGAAGCAACCATAGACGCAGCAGAAACTTCATTGTTCCAGGCACAGGTTCCGAGCTCCGAACCGAAGTACCTGGTGGTGGACAGTAACACGTATTCGGCAATGCGTCAGATACCCCGCTTCAGCGAATTTCAGAAGGCGGGCGATGCCGGACTGCGGGCCCTGATCGACGGTACTTTCGGAAAGATCAAGGACTTTTACGTCTTCCGTTCGCAGTATGTGCAAAAGACCGGCACTGCGCCGGTAAATACGCACAACCTGGCGTTCTGCAAGGACGCGATCGGTCTGGTGGTTCGCCGCCTGCCGCAGCCGCTGCCGGGCACCGGGGCCATCGCGGAATATGCCGAATTGGGTAACTTCGGCATGCGGGTGACGATGAGTTATCAGCCGAATACACTGGCACAGCAGTTCACGGTTGACGTGCTTTACGGCTGCGGGATTCTTCGGAATCAGTTCGCGGTGCAGCTGAACAGTTAGACGGACAACTAAGCGCCGCAGCGGGGGCCTGCCAAGGTCCCCGCATTTTGATTTTGAAGGGTGACAGGGAGGATGCGATGGATTTGAGAAGTTACTACAAAAAGGTTCGGGACGCAGAGGCCGGACTGCCTGAAGGTCATATCGTGATGATGAGTCTGGCGACCTCCGAGGGCGGCAAGGAGGGAGTACGAACCGAGGTTTCGCGGGCAACCGCGGCGAAGCTTCTGGCTGAGGGAAGATCGCGGGTCGCGACCAGTGAAGAAGCGAACGAGTTTCACGAGACGAATCGCGAGGCCAGAGCGAAACACGAACAGGAAGAAGCGGCGCGGCGCGTGCAGGTGATGCTGATGCCTGCACAAGATGTCAGGAAGACGAAAGAACGGAGCTGAATATGGCGTTGTTCGTGGACGGGCCAGCCTGTACGATCGACGAGCTGATGGAGCAGGATTCCGGGCTGCTGGCTATCGCGCTGACCAACGGGATCAACGTGACGACGAAACTGCGGTTGGCGCAGGAGGAAATCGGGGCGGAACTGCAGCTGTGGCTGGACAAGGCAAAGCCGAACGCAGAGATGCTGTGGGCGCCGGTATTGCGGATCGGGCAGCTCGTCGCGACCGCACAGCTGAAGCGATGGGAGACGATGCACAGCTTGGCGCTGGTTTATCGCGACGCCTATTACAGCCAGCTTGTCGACCGCTACCAATCAAAGTGGGAGGAGTTTAACAAGCTGGCCGGGGATGCGCGCGAAAGCTTCATCGCAACCGGGATGGGTCTGGTGAACGATCCGCTGCCACAGGCGCGACCGCCTTTACTGGCAGGGAGTCCGGCGCCACAGAGCGGGGGCACGTTCTATGCGGGGGTGGCGTGGGTCAACGCGGCGGGACAGGAGGGGGCGACTTCGGCAGCATCCTCGATCGCGCTTACGGACGGGAACCTGATGACCGTTACGGCTGTGGAGCCACCGAAAAACGCCGCGGGGTTCAACGTATATGGAGGGACCGATCCTTACGCGATGACTTTGCAGAACGAGACGCTGTTGCCGGTGAGCGTAACGTTTCTGTACGTTCCGGGGCAAGCGACGCAGGGGCGCAGGCCAGGGTCCGGGCAGACACCGGATTTCATACGCCCGATGGTGCGGATATGGTCGCGAGGTTGATGCTATGGCGGGTCTGAGCGGAATGCTGACGTCAATGGTGGTTTCAAAACTGACGTCGGCGGTTGACGGCGTGAATGCGCGGGTGGCGGCGATCGAGACGGCCGACCCCAGCGTGCAGACGATCGGGATTCAAACGGTCATCACGCAGAATGCCAGCGTGGATATCAGCGAAAAGACAGGGCACGCGCACTATCCGGCACTGCTGGTGTATTGCGACAAAGTGTCAAACACACTCAAGGAGAAGTTCCGGCAGTTCTCCGGCAAGGCGCACATGGTGGTGGAAGTACGGCACTCGCAGGACCAACTGACCGCAATCGAAGCTAACCTGTCGACCTACGTCGACAGCGTTTGCGCGCTGCTCGACGATTCGCGGGGGGACTGGGGCGGCGGGGCAATCTACGGCGGCGGATATGAAGTGAGCTACGAGGCGGTGGGCCGCGGCGGCAAGAACTTTCTGCAACGCGCAAAGGTGGGATTCGACGTGGAGGTGAGTAAGTAAGCAATGGCCTATACTTTATCGATTGCCAACCGGTGGTATGTGGCTCAGGAGAGCACATACGGACAAGTGCCGACGATCTCGTCGAATAACCGCATTCCGGCCGTGAAGCTGACGGCACAACAGCGGCGGGATAAGAGTCAGCGCAAGGACAAGACGGGAAGCCGAACGTTTGCCGGAATGCCGGCGGGGCGCCGGCTGCAGACGACTTTCGGTATGACCTCTTATATGAGGGATTGGCCGGACCCGTCCACATTGCCGTCACACGGGCCGCTGATTGAAGCAGCGATGGGGGCAAGCGGCGTTCTGTGGGGCGGCAACGCGGCCGGCGCCGGATGCACGGCAACGAACATCACGTTCGCGACGCCGCACGGTCTGAGGGCGGGGCAAGCCGTGACGGCG